GACCTTCTAAAGGGAGGTCCAGGTCCTGACCTGCTGAAGGGCGGTCCTGGCTTTGATACCTGCAGGGGTGGAAAGGGTACAGACACGCTCGTTGGCTGTGAAGCATAGGGACGTTGTTGGTGGGGGAGCTTCGGCTCCCCCACTACCCCTAATCTTCGTACACGGCCGTGCAGTTTGGCATATACAGGACAACGACACGAAGATGCAATGCGGACTAACTATCAAGCCGCCGCTTCGGACAACTACCGACAAACCTAAAGAGGTGTTCCTCTGCCACAGCTGTCTAGGAACCTTCGAGAGGTCTATTGTGGGAAAGGGTCGACTCACCGATAAGGAGTTGGCAATCCTGACTGACCTCGCAACAACTGGTGCCTCCAATGAGGAACTTGCCGAGCGCCACAACATCTCTCCTACCACCGTTCGAACTCATATGCAGAACATCCAGCTACGTCTAGGTCTGCATAGTAAGGTAGAAATGGTTGTGTACTTCTGGACGCGATTGTATAGGAGGGATGATGAGCCAGGAAGAGGTAACTGAACAGTATGGGCTAGGTGCGAAGCCAGACCGTTACGACCCACGTGACTACCAGTTCAATGTGACACTCGCTCCCGACTTGGCTCAAGCTGCTCGTGCAACTGACCGCAAGTTCTACTCGATGGTCAACCCAGACTTCCGTATCAACCAGGGCGGCGAAGGCACTTGTGTCGGTCATGCTGCAACCAACGTGCTCCTTGCCGGACCTTCACCACATCCTGCCTATGAGCCTTTTCAGACCGAAGAGCAAGCACACCAGTTTGCACGCAAGCTCTACCTCGACGGCTCAGGTGACTCCACCTACCAGCAGGGGATGTTCCCTCGTGACGCCTGTGCCGAGCTTCTCAAGGATGGACTGATCGAGTCCTACTGGAAAGTCCTACAGGTCGAAGACGTCATCACAGCACTGCTAACCTTCGGCCCAGTGATGGTCGCAGTCCCTTGGTACAGCTCGATGTATGGCAAGGACAACGCCCTTTCTGCTTCTTATGGCAGCTTCTGGATCAAAGTCAACCTAGAGTCAACGCACGTCGGCTACCACGACATCGCGTTCACCGGGATTGATATGGCTCCTAACAATGGAGCTCCTGCATTCTTCCGATTCGAGAACTCGTGGGGATCGGACTGGGGTGCGAACGGTACGGCTCGCGTTTCAGTCGAGAGCTTCCGCCGACTGAACATCTGGGACAACTGGACCTTCAAAGAGAAGTCCTTCTGAGCCGGGAAAATCTTGGAGAACACTTGAGATTGTCCCTCGGGCTCCTATAGAATAGAACTAGTAGAACACGCTGTGTCTCTTCCCCAAGCACCACCTCCGGGCACAGCTTTGCTTGTCGATGTTCCAGGAGGCGGCTCGTTGAAGATTTCGATTCACACGTCCGATAGGACGAACTTCAAACGATGTCGCCAACGATGGGACTTCTCATCTAACATCCGTGGCAACCTCGAGCCTAAGAAACCTGTCACGCCGCTATGGTTCGGTACCGGTATCCACGAGGCTCTCGCAGCCTACTACGACCCGGAGATCGAAGTCACCAGCACGAGTACTCAGTATCTCAAGCTGGGTGAAGGCGTCTTGCAAAGGATGCCCCGAGATCCTGACTACGGGATCTTCGTCTTCGAGAACTTCGTCGACAGTTGGCTGACTTCTCTGGGAGAGCCTTCCGAAGACCAATACCTTTGGGCCAAAGAGAACCGCGAACTCGGTCTCGGCATGCTAAGCAACTACTTCAAGTGGTGTCGCATAAACGACGACTTCGAAGTCATCTGGGTGGAGAAAGAGTACGAAGTAGGAATCCCCGGCCTACCCGGGGTTTCTTACTCTTTCCGGTGTGACGGTCTTATCAAGACCAAACACCACACCTGGCTACTCGAGCACAAGACAACCGCACAGTTCCCAGATCAGACAGAGTGGCTGATGATGGATGACCAGTGTGGTTCGTACCTCTGGGGTCTCTCTCAACTCGACCCACCCATCTATGCAGAAGGCGTGGTATACAATGAGTTGAAGAAGAAGACCCCTCAGCCGCTCCGTTCTCTGTTGGCTGGAGGCTACAGCATCAATCGGTCCCAAGACACGACCTTCGAGATCGCCCTCGAGACACTTATGAAGGAACATGGCAGTCGAAAGATCCCACAGAAGTACTGGGAGTTCCTTGACTACCTCAAGTACAAGCCGAACAACTTCGTCAAGCGGACTCCTGTGCGGAGGAACCGTAAGGAGATCGAACTCCTGGGCGGTATGCTTCGCTATGAAGTTCTCGACATGGTCAACAATCCGGCCATCTATCGTTCCCCCTCCCGAGTCAACTGCTCTAGCTGTCCATTTGTCTCCCCATGCATCCTTCGTTGGGAGGGCGGCGACCATCAATACCTACTTGACATCGAGTTCAAGAAACGAGAATCCTATTATGGGAAGGTATACTGACAATGGTTGATGAGCAAGTGAACGAGCACAGCGTAGTCCCAGAACCTAGCATCACAGAGACAGGTTACGACCCTTCCGAGCTGAAGGAAGCGGTCGAGGCAGTGCGACAAAGTTACGAAGAGAAGCGCGTCATCGCAGGTCTGCCTGTCACTGCAGTAGCACAACGTAGTGACTTTGTCAAGATGCTCATCTACGGTGTCCCAGGAGTAGGTAAGACGATGCTCTCGGGCTCAGCAGATGAGGTCGAACGGATGCGTCCGGTTCTCTTCATTGACATTGAAGGTGGAACCAAGACGATCCGTGACAAGTACTCCAATGTCGAAGTTCTTCGAGTCAAGGACGAGTTTGATGAGAAGGGAAGGTTGGTCAAGACATCTTGGGAACGTCTCCAGGATGTCTACGAGGACATTCGAAAGGGGGTGTTGCCTTACAAGACATACGTCATCGATAGCCTGACAGAGGGCCAGAAGATGTCGATGTACTCCGTGATGACACGCACCGTCAAGGGTGACCCAACACGAGACCTCGACATCCCAGCTCAGCGTGACTGGGGCAAGAGTGGTGAGATGGTGCGTCGAATGGTCCGTGCCTTCCGTGACCTCGATGCGAACGTCATCTTTACAGCCCTTGAGGCCTCTGACAAGGATCAGCAGACGGGGGCAGTTACGATCACGCCGTCACTGCCTGGTAAGTTGAAGTACGAGATCTCGGCATTCCTCGACGAAGTACTCTACATGTACACGAAGGTCGAGAAGGATGGAATCATCCGCCGCGTTCTCACACAACCGACAGGCAAGTTCATTGCCAAGGACCGATCAGGTAGGCTTCCTCAGACTATGGACGATCCGTCTATGGCCGAGATTGCAGACCTGGTCCTCGATCCAAAGGAGAACTGACTTGGGCATCCCAATCCCTGGTGGCTTCGCTGATGTCGAAGATGCATTTGCTCCTCTCCCGCCTGGTACCTACGACGCTGTCGTGTTCAAGGGCGAGCTGAAGGAAGCAGGAGAGAACGCTAAGAACCCAGGCTCGCAGTACATCGCCTGGGAGTTCAACATCTTGAACGATGGCTTCGAGAAGAGGAAGGCATGGATGAACACTTCCCTCGTCCCGAACGCTCTCCCGATGTTGAAGCGTTTCCTGATCGCAGTCGGCTACGAAGAGGAGGAGCTCAACGTAGCTGACTTCGAGATTGACATCGACGAGGTTGTTAGTCGGAATGCTCGACTTGTTGTCGTCGAGAGCACCAATCCCAACACGGACGAGAAGACACACTCCGTGAAGAGGATCCTACCGGCTGGCGCAGTCGCGTCAGAACTGCCGTAGGAAAGACGTAAGAGCGGTATCCGGCTTCGGCCTCTCTATCGCTCTTACAGGGCGAGGGGGTTCTAACGAGCCCCCTCGCCTCCATCTCGGGGAGGATAGTTGGAACTCGTAGTAATCAGTCCTGAAGTGAACAATGCTAGAAGTTCCTTCTTCAGGGCCTTGTTCGCCAACGAGACAGGATACGTCTGCTTCGCAACCCGAGTCGGTAAGAGGTTCGAGCAGACGTTCTTCAAGTACCCTGAACAACTCGGCAACATGCTCGAGTTCGTCAACAGGAACTACCATGGCCAAGATGTCTACTTCTGCCCCCAACTTTTGCGTACGCAGAAGAGGGAGAAGTCCTCAGTCAAGGTTGCCACCTGCATCTGGGCTGACCTCGATGAGTGTGACCCAGCGAACGTTCAGCCTCCTCCCTCCTTTTCACTTCTTACTTCTCCAGGGCGATACCAAGGTTTCTGGCTACTCGAAGAACCAGTCAGCCCTGTGGAAGGTGAGGACGCTAGCCACCGTCTAGCACACATGTACAAGGACCTCGGTGTTGATCAGAGCGGATGGGATTTGACTCAACTGCTGCGAGTGCCCGTAACGTACAATCAGAAGTACGCCACTGCAGCAGGGTCCCCCGTTATCGACTTTGACACTCGCTACATTTCAGGTACTAGGTATCCCTTCTCCGTGTTCCAAGAGATGCCTCAGGTGCCAGGGTACGAGTGGACCGATGAGCCGATGCCTAACCTGGATGGGCAGGACCCTGACGCTCTCATTGAGAAGTACAAAGACCGACTTGATATTCAAGTTCACGTCCTATACACGAAGGAACCAATCAACGACTGGTCAGGCTCACTATGGAACCTAGAGTGTCTCCTGATCGAAGCAGGGGTACCGAAGCAAGACGTCTTCATTATCTGCAACGCCGCAGCTTGTAATAAGTTCAAGCGCGAAGGGCTCGACCCCTCATACCTGTGGAGAGATGTGTGTCGAGCCGATGCCCGCATTGGAGCTCGCCTTCAAGAGGTCACTAGGCAGCAGCCTTTGCCTGAGCTCTTGACGGATAAGGAACGGGAGATAGTCAAGAGCCTGCCTGACACCTTTGTCGAAGACTACATCAACTGGGCCAAGTCGAGAGGGGATGCAGCGTGGCAGTATCACGAAGCGGGTGCGTTTGTCATCCTGTCACAATTACTGTCTGGCGTGGTGAAACTCCCTACTTCGTTCGGGATCATTGTGCCGAACTTGTGGTTCATGATCCTTGCGGATACCACACTGACCCGCAAGTCCACTGCTATGGACATGGCGGTCGAGATGGTGATGCAAGTAGACCCGGATGCAGTTTTAGCGACGGATGGATCTTTAGAAGGCTTGATGACAGGCTTGGCAGCACGGCCTAATCGACCTGGCATCTTCTGGCGAGATGAGTTCAGCGGCTTGCTGGAGATGATCAAGAAGAAGGACTACTATGCTGGCATGGTCGAGTCAATGACGAAACTATACGATGGCAAGTACCAGAAGCGGATGCTGCGTAAAGAGGTCCTGGAGATCCGAGACCCTGTTCTCATCATGTTCTGTGGTGGGATTCGTACTCGGGTTCTTTCGTTGATGGACATTGAGTACGTCTATTCCGGATTCCTTCCTCGGTTCATCTTCATCGAGGCAGCCTCGAACATCGACAACTATCGACCAATAGGTCCGATGACAGAGAATCAAGACGATACAAGGCAGAAGCTGGTTCAGGACCTGTCCAAGCTGAGAGAGATGTACTCGGCAGAGATAACCATCAAGGTAGGCGAGCAGACTGTGACGACAAAACGACAGTGGGAAGCGGTCCTTGATCAATCTCCAGGAGGCACTTGGGACCGCTATAACGAGTTCGAACAGACTATGCTCAAGTACGGAACTGAAAGCGGCGCGCCTGAGATATACACTCCAGTAATGGACCGCCTCTCAAAGTCAACTCTCAAGGCCGCTGTGCTCCTAGCTGCTTGTCGTCAGGAGCCGGTAGGTAACGTTCAAGTCGAGATGTCCGATTTGCTTCGTGCCATCTCGTATTGTGAGCACTGGAGAGTTCATAACCTGGACGTAGCAGCGAACGTCGGGAAGACGTCGAATGAGAAGCAGTTGGATCAGATGCTGACTGCTATCACACGTGAGCCCGGTGTGCCACGTTCCAAACTGATGCAGAACTACCACCTCACAGCCAGAGAGGCTGACTGGATCCTAGAAACACTGGACCAGAGAGGTACGATCAGAAGGACGAAAAATGGTCGAAGTGAACGGCTCTACCCGGCTCTTATCAAGGGCTAACACGGCCTGGATGGAACTGGGTGCATGCCAGGATAGAGATGAAGACGGCAAGATCTTCTTCCCCGATCCAGGCAACAATGCCGTCATGGCAAAAAGGATGTGTGCGCGTTGTCCCGTTAGGGAGAGATGTCTTGACTGGTCGATAGAGACCCGACAGATGTACGGGATCTGGGGAGGAGTGTCAGAGAAGAAGCGTCGTCAGATGATGCACCTTCGTTACGGTAGGACTCCATACTATGCAATCATGGAGGAGGATGATGAAGACATCAGCAATAGTCCTGCTGTCGGGGGGACTCGATAGCACGACTGCGTTCTACAAGGCAATGTGGGAACGAGATGATGTCCGAGCGATCTCGTTTGACTACGGGCAACGGCATCGCAAGGAACTTGAAGCCGCTAGTTACTTCTCACGCCTACACGATGTGCCATGGCACGTTGTCAACCTTCAGACTCTTGGTGGGCTTCTGAAAGGTAGTTCGCTTAGCGATCCGGACGTCGAAGTTCCTGAAGGTCACTATGCCAAAGACACAATGAAGGCAACGATCGTTCCCAACCGCAACAGTATCATGCTAAGCTGTGCAGTCGGAGTTGCAGTTGGAAACAAGTTCCAAGAGGTCTGGGCAGCGATGCATGCAGGTGACCATGCCATCTACCCTGACTGTCGACCCGAGTTCATCGAGAAGCTGAACGAGCTTATCCCGATCGCCAACGCGTGGGAGGATCCTATCCCCAGAGTCATCACGCCCTTTATTGACTACACCAAAGACATGATTGTCAGGCTCGGATCCGACATGGGTGTCCCTTACGAACACACCTGGAGCTGCTACGAAGGTGGAAAGGTCCACTGCGGCAAGTGTGGGACCTGCGTTGAGAGGCAAGAAGCCTTCTACCTCGCAGGCGTTCAAGACCCGACCGAGTACGCTGACACCGAGTACTGGAAGGCAGAAACCGGAGTCTCTTCATGATGGAGATAGGCAAGACGTTCCAGTTCTCGTCAGGTCATGTTCTGTGGCGGGACGATTGGGACGAAGAGAAGAACATCAAAGTCTTTGACAAGTGTTCTCGCTCACATGGTCACAACTACAGCCTCACGGTTGCGATCTCCGGAGACGTAGAGATGGAAACCGGCATGATCATGAACTACTACCAACTAACGGACATCGTCAATCACCTCTTCATCGACGAATGGGATCACCGTGTCCTCAATAACATCAAGCCCTTTAGCGAGGGCATCCTACCAACAGCTGAGAACATGGTACTAGTCGCTCTTGAGGCGCTGAAAGCACAGTTCGCCTTGTCAATATGGAGACCTTCGAGAATTCACATCAAGGAGACAGACAAGACATACGCGGAATGGAGGTTCAGTGACTGAGTACGCCCACTCGTTCGGTGTGTTAGACGTTGTCTCGATGCTGAACCGTCGTGACACTGCTTACGTCGTGCCTACACTAGCACACGCCCTCGAGTGGTGGCGAGTCGTGAGGACGGCTGTGAATGAAGCTCACGGCAAAGACTGTGTGACCAACACCAAGACGGCGTGTGTTCTAAGATGCAACCACAGGGCCCTTCGTTTGTGGGTCCCTTATGAAGAAGATCCAACTCAACCAATGGACTTCGATCATGCATTCAAGTACAACTGCGACTACGTTAGTCCGTACTTCTACCCAAACGAACTGAGGTCAATGGTATGATTAGCGTCATACAGTTCCCGAACGACGTTGAACGCAAGTACGTTGTTACGGTTCGCATTGCCGATCTTATCCTAGAGAAGCTGACTAAGGAACAGTTCCGCGAGTTTACTGACTGGGACAAGCAACTACCACTTCTGGGATTTAGTCGAGTAGCCGAGGTGACCAGGTACTCTGACTTTCCGTTCTGTGACAAGGTGTTCATCATCAAGACGGACGAAGTAGTCAAGCCAATGTTGTTCGGACATGCTCTACCATACACTGCGGAGGCTCTATGAGGCTTCTGGAATTGTACACGACGGTTCAGGGAGAGGGGCCGAACGTTGGGAAGCCAACTACCTTCGTTCGGTTTGCAGGATGTAACATGAGGTGTCCCGGTTGGCCTTGTGATACTCCATATGCAATCTTTCCTGAGATCTGGCGGAAGGAGGCAGAGAACGTCCCTCCTAAGGAACTGTTCCTACGAGTCAAGGAACAGACACCGATGCACATCTGTATCACCGGAGGCGAGCCTCTCATCCAGAACCGAAGAGAGCTAACAGAGTTCCTTTGGTTCTTGCACAGCAATCGATACACGGTCGATATCTTCACTAACGGAAGTAGGCCTCTACACGGCTCTGGACCAGATCCTGATAATGAGAAGGTCAACTACCTAATGGACAACATCACCTTCATCATGGACTGGAAGCTTCCTGGAAGTGGAGAGCACCAGAACTATCTGGCTGAGCGTCATTACAACCTTGGGCAGCTTCGACCAAAGGATGCAGTCAAGCTTGTCATCAAAGACAACAAGGACCTCAAGTACGCCGAGGAGTACATCGAACGTTGGCACCATAGCTGGAAGCCTGAAGAACGGATCGATGCACAAGTGTACGTCGGTGTTGCTTGGGGTGAGATGTCAGAAGCTGACCTCGTACACTGGCTCAACGAGAAGGGCTACACCTGGGTCAAGCTCAACGTCCAAGTACACAAGTTCATTTTCGACCCGAATGAGAGAAGAATATGAACTGGGAGGGTTATATGAGGAGAACTATCCTAGTAGGACTGTTGACTATGGGCCTGGTTGCGGTACTCGCGACCCCCACCTCCGCATCGAGCTTCGATATCAACTGCAAGTACACACGCACCCTATCGGACGACCCTATCGTGCTTCCGGGCCAGCCTGGGGCCTCGCATTCACATGACTTCTTCGGGAACAGGACGACGGATGCCTTCAGCACTTACGACACGCTGATCGGGCAGACCACGTCCTGTAGCTCTGACCCAGGTGACACTGCCTCGTACTGGATGCCAACGCTCTACAACAATGGGGTTGCGGTCCACGGCTCCCTGAAGGCGTACTACTACAACAAATACACGAGCGTCGGGTCTGTCATCGCTCCCCCTCAGGGGCTTCAGACGGTGGCAGGGGACTCACACGCAACCGCCCCCCAGTCAACGAAGGTTGTATACTTCGGCTGTGGCAACGGCACGGGAATCTCGAAGGTGACTTACCTTCCGAACTGCACCGGTCTGTCTGGCGGCAAGCTACAAATCCATGTCATCTTCCCTGATTGCTGGGACCAGCTTGGCCTCACCCGAGACCACGTCGTCTATTCGTACAAGGGCGTCTGTCCTGTCGGATATGTGCGGATGGCGCAGCTGATCGAGCGGTTCTCATTCGCCACCATCATCGACGCCCGAGGCGTGACGTTGGCAAGTGGCCCGTTCTATACGATGCACGCTGACTTCTTCAACAGTTGGAATGAAGCAGCCCTCGCTGCTGAGGTAGCAACCCTGTGAGAAACTGGAGGCGCATCTGATGGGTTGGCAGGACGTTGCGCCGTTGTTGAAAGACTCCAGTGCACGTCCCTTCATTCCGTACAACTTCCTTCGAGACCTCGACCCTAAAGCCCTCGAGCGTTTGGACGGGATACTTGAGCATCACCTTGAGATGGATGCAAACAATGTGAATGGTGCAAAACACGGTGCACCCGTTACATGTAGGATCTGTGGTAAGGCATGTGAGAACGGGCATTACCGAGGACAGCACGAGCGTGCGCACCGAGAGGGGAGGATCTGATGGACTGTGTAAACTGTGGTCATGATCAAGATGACCATAAATGGTCGGATGAGCAGAGCGCTACCATCTGTACAGGCGATGGTCTTTTCGATGACGGAACTCCCCAATGTGACTGTGACCTGTTCGAAGAGGATGAGGAGGATGAGGAGTGACCGACGCAGCAGTTGAGGCGGCAGTGGAGCAACTCTTGAAGTCACTTGGCTACGACGTTGAGGATGAGCAACACCTTCGAGACACGCCACGTCGTGTAGCCGAGTCGCTAACGGAGCTGACAACTCCAAAGGAATTTCAGTTCACGACCTTCGAGAATAACGACATCGATCAGATGATTATCGTCAAGGACATTCCGTTCTACAGTCTATGCGCACATCACCTTCTACCGTTCTATGGCTCAGCACACATCGGGTACCTGCCGAACTCTACTCTTGCAGGACTATCTAAGATCGCCCGAACAGTGAAGTACTTCATGCGAGGTCTCAATCTCCAAGAGGAGATGACCAATGACATCAAGAACTTCCTGGTGGAGCATCTCGAGCCAAAGGGGGTCATCGTTGTCCTTGAAGGTCATCATCTATGTATGGCGGTTAGAGGAGCCCAGACGCCTGACCACCTTACTACGACTTCTGCGTTGGCAGGGGTTTTCTTCGACCCCGAAAAGGGACCAGCCGCGCGAAACGAATTCTTCAGCCTAGTCAGGGGGATGAATGGTAGAAGGTAACGTACTAGACCAGCCGTTCCAAGAAGGTGATAACGTCAATCACCCTGCACACTACAATCGGCACCCAAGTGGAGTTGAGACCATCCAGATCACGGAGCACTTCAACTTCTGTGTAGGGAACGCCATCAAGTACTTGTGGCGATCCGGACTCAAGGAAGGAACGGACGCAGTTCTAGACCTGCAGAAAGCACGTTGGTACGTAGACAGAGAACTCAAGAGATTGGGGGCTGAATGAAGACGGCTGTCATTGCACCAACTGGCCTCTTGAAGAGGTACGCAGCCAGAAGCAAGTACCATCTGTGTCTTGCTCATCTATGCCAAGATGAGAATCCTTACTCCACATTCTATCGTGAAGCGTCCGATCGTGGTGAGTACGTCATCTTAGACAACTCCATCATCGAACTTGGTGAGCCAATGAACGAGCTTCAGCTCTATCGCGCCATCGACATTGTTCGTCCTACAGAGTTTGTCTGTCAAGACTTTCCTCGCGATCCTCCTACGACACACTTCTGGGCAATGGAGAAGGGTGCACAACTGAAGAAGCTCTACCCTGACATGAAGCTGATGGTTGTTCCCCAGTGGGGACAAGGTAGAGTCTTTGAAGACTGGTGGGCGAGCTTCCTGTGGCTCAGGAACCTTCCGTTCGCTGACACAATCGGGTTGCCTAAGTTCATCCGTGGTGGACGGTTCGTTGCAGCACAACGACTAGAGCAGGAGCCAATGCTCCGCCTCGATAAGGAATTCCATCTCCTAGGCACATGGGGCAATCCTCTCGAAGTCAAGGATATGACTCGCTACAAGTGGATCCGTGGAGTCGATAGCAAGGCACCTGTTCGCTTCGGCCAGTACGGAGTAGCTCTTCATCCAGAACGCGGTCTACTATCTGACTTCCGTGATGCAATCCCAGCACTCGAGTTCAACAACGCAGACGACCCAATGCCAGTAATCACGGACCATAATGTTAGAACCTATCTCACGTGGGCTCGAGGCGAACAAGATGCAAAGGTTCTTCAGTTCCCTTTACCTGAAGAAGGCTTTGAGACAAAGAGTAGGATCTTCAAGGGGCCGTAAATGGAGAAGGCACCAGGTGCCAAGTGTGACGAATGTCCACTCAAGGAGATGAAGCATGTTCCCGGAAGCGGACCGAACAGCGCGGCTCTTGCGGTCGTCGGAGAAGCCCCCGGTGCAGGAGAAATCGCAACAGGAGTTCCCTTCTCCGGAGTCTCCGGACAACTCCTCAACAACATCCTCAAGTACCACGGAATCAAACGAGAGGAGACCTATGTCACAAACGTCGTCCTATGTCGCCCCCCAGACAATCGGACACCAACGACAAAAGAGATTGGGGCCTGTCACAATCGCCTCATCCAGGAGCTTCGGGGTACAGGAGCCAAGAGTGTTCTCGCGTTGGGAGCTACAGCTGCGCAGTCACTTCTGGCCTCACGGACTGCTATTAGTAAACTTCGGACTGAACCAGACTTGGCGTCGCCGTACTTGGGATCTGGAGTTCATGTCATCCCTACATTCCACCCAGCGGCGGCACTCCGGACACCTGACTATTTCCCGTCCATCCTCAAAGATGTCGCAAAGATCAATGCTGTACAGGTTGTATGGGAACACACTAAATACCAGGTGGTCGACAACGAAGTCAAAGCAAGGGACCTCCTCAGCAAGCAAGTAGAACAGGCAGCTGGTAACGGAGGCATCATAACCTTCGACGCAGAGCTTGACATCGAAGCAATCAAAGGTGCAGTCGATCTAAAGAACCCAGTGTGGCTATGTGCAGGTATCTCATCGAGACCAGGAGCTGCCGTTGTTTACACCCCAGAGGTATTGACTCCAAACTTTTGGGCACAATTGAACGATACCTTCCTTGACAACCGTCTTCGTTGGACATACCAGAACGGTAAGTTCGATATTCAGCCCCTGTGGGGGTCTGGTGTCACGAACGCCCGCGTTGACGAAGACACGATGCTAATGCACTACAGCACAGATGAGAGGAAAGGTACACATGACCTTGAACAACTGGCGGTTGAGATACTGGGAGCACCGGCTTACAAAACGGATACCCGTCGTTTTCTTCCTCGTACTGGGGCGTCTCTTCGTTATCTGCCTCCTGATATTCTTCATCAGTATAATGCTGCTGATGCCGATGTTACTCATAGGCTGGTGGATCCTCTCCAATCTGAGATGAAGTCAGACGGTGTCGAGCGGCCTTACTACGAGCTTCTGATTCCGGGTAGTGATGTACTTGGTAGGGCTGAGTACTTGGGTACTAAGGTCGACCGAGACCGTCTAGATGAACTGGCAGACGAGTTGTGGGAGGAGTTGATACCTAAGCGGAAGGAACTAGAACAGTGGGTAGCGAACCCGAACTCTCCGAAGCAGATCAAAGCAATGCTTGATGACGTCTATGACATCGACACGGAGAGTACAGACAAGGAACACCTACAAGCCATAAAGGAGAAGCATGGAGGAGAAATCGGAGAGTTCGTTAGCAAGCTTCTGGACTATCGTCAGCAAGCCAAGCTACGTTCCACATACGTTGTCGGACTTGCTAAGCGCCTGGTTCGAAGTCGAGTCCATACTACATTCCTCCTTCATGGCACGGACACCGGCCGTCTTTCCAGCAGGAATCCAAATCTTCAAAACATTCCGTCTGGATCCAAAATTCGTGACCTCTACGTCGCTGGTCCGGAAAACGTATTACTCAGTGCTGACTATAGCCAAATTGAATTTCGTCTCGCCGCCATCCTATCTGGAGATGAATGGCTTCTTGACCAGTTTAGGCAAAACCGGTCGTTTCACACGGAAGTGGCCCACCGGTTCTTCGGAGAAGATTATACGGAACTACAGTATCTCCGGGCAAAGGCAGTCAACTTTGGCATCCTATACCTTAGAGGAGCTAAGTCCCTCGCAGATGAACACAAGTTTCCAGTTGCAGAGGGCTATCGAATGATCCGAGAGTTCTACCAACAGATGCCCAAAGTGAAGGAGTACCAGGATGACATCCACCGCCAGATCCGTCACAACGGCTACCTTGAATCCTACTTCGGACGTAAGCGACGCTTCTGGCTCGTTACAAGAGAGAATTGGCATATGGTATCTAAGGAGGGAGTTGCGTTCCCTACACAATCTGCTGCTTCTGATCTCAATCTACAAAGTGCAATCCGCCTTGAACCTCTACTACGCGGAAAGGCTGCTGTGCTTATCCCAGTACATGACTCTCTTGTCTTTGAATGCCGCCGACAGTACCTCGAAGAGGTAGCATACACAGTTCGCGAAGTGATGGAAGATACACCCGTCAGAGACATCTGTCCAACACCAATCGAAATCAAGGTCGGTCTCAAGTGGGGATCACACCGTGGGAGGTGCCCTGATAGAGTGTGTTACCACCTGAAGGAGTACAAGGGAGGTCCGTATGTCGCAGCAGCCTGAGAGGGGCGGGATGCCTACACCTCACCCACAGGGCGTTCCATTGGTGAACCCGGCACCTCTTGATCACAAGACTACAGTCACTGGAGCACAGTTCCCAGTGATGGATCCTGGAGACGGAAGTGGCGAACCAAAGCTGGTCCTGAAGGAACACGTTGTCGTCTTCCACTCGACTCCTGCAGGAACTGCAACGATGGTTTGGGAACTAGACGTCGCAGAGAAGATCGCTCTTGACGTCTACGGCGCAGTTAGGAGGATGCGGAGCAACATCGTCCTACCCGGTGACGGAAGTAACCTTCGAGAGATCTCCCGAGACATGATGAACAAGGCACTCGATGAAAAGGAAAAAGATGCCTAGAGGTAGTAAGGTGCCTATTGGGACAGAGACCATAAACAAGAACGGCTACACAATGGTGAAGACCTCGAACGGATGGGCATTCAAGCATTGGATCGTTGCAGAGAAGAAGCTTGGCAGACCCTTACACTCCGACGAGAGAGTCTATTTCAAGAACCGAAACAACCGAGACTTCCGTCCATCCAACATCGAGGTGCGAGAGAGGAAGAGTCATGCCGATGGTCTGTCCTAGATGTGGGAAGATCTACCCGGTAGCGAAGGATGCAACAAGAGCCTGGTGCGGACAAGATATGGCATTGCTCTTGCCTACTGACGAACCTTATGTCCCTCTACCTCAAGGCCCAGGAGGAAAGAAGAGGATGGTTCCTTCTCCTGGAGAACAGGCTCGGATACTAGAACAACAGGCGCGATGTTGCATCTACTGTGACAGACCTTTCGGAGGTGACGTTCGCGTTACTTGGGACCACTTTGTCCCTTGGAGTTACTCCCAACGAAACGAGAAATTCGTGGCAGCGTGCCAGAGATGTAACAGCAAGAAGTCCGACAAGATGTTCCAAACCCTCGAGGAGGCACGTGCGTACCTTGAGTCAGTTCTTCACAAAGTTTAGACTTGCTCAACGAGCTATGAATCTCTATGGAGTTCCATACTTAGATTCTTCTCTAACCTATGGAG